GTAGAGGATGGAGTAATATCTGAAATGGTAGAGGCAGTAGAGGAGGAGGTAGTAGCTGAGCCAGAAACTGAGGAGGAAGTAGTAGAGGAGGTAGCTGAGGAGGAGGTAGTATTAGAAAAGGAGGCAGATAGATTACCTAAAAAAGTTAAGAGCACTAAGGAGTACGAATTTAGCCAGGAGGAGTTAATTAATGTTATCTCTACAGAGTTATCTAGTGTATTAGATACTTATAAAGCAGAGATTACTGAGCTAACTAAAAAGGTAGAGGCTTTATCTAACTCTCCAGCATCTGAGGAGATTGTTTTAAATAAATTCTCTACAGTAAAAGAGCAAAACAAATCAAGAGAGGCTATTTTAAATATGACTGCAAAAGAGCGTATTAGATATAACCTTAGTAATAGAAAATAATAATAAATTAATAATAAAAAATAAAAAATTATGCCATCAGGATTAGTAGTAAGCGGTAACTATGCTGGAAGTCAAGCAGGGGATTATATCGGTGCATGTATGAAGTCTGGATTGACTTTAGCAGAGCAAAATATTACATTTTTAGAGAATGTAAAGTATAAAAGAAATTTAACAGTAGTATCTAGTGGTAATTTAATTACTGATGATGAGAATTGCAGTTTTTCTACTGCAGGCGCTATGATTTTAACTGATAGAGTTATTACTCCAGTTAAGCAAAAATTAAATATTGAACTTTGTAAGCGTACACTAGAGCAAGATTGGCAAGCGCAAAACATGACTGCAGGAGTTACTAACTCTGGTATGGATGCGGATTTTACTGCTTTTATCATGGAGTACTTAGGTGCTGCTATTGGAGAGAGTGTAGAAAATAAAATATGGAGTGATTTATTAGCTAGTACTTTAGGAGATGCTACTGTAGTGGATGTAGTTGCTGGTACTTTATCTGCTAATAATATTATAGCTGAGTTAGGAAAAGTAAGAGATGCTATACCTACTAACTGTTACGGTAAGGAGGATTTAACTATTTTTATGGGTACGGCTGCAGTTAGGTTTTATATCTCAGCTATGAGTAAATTAGGATATATGAACTTATATTATGCTGCAGAAATCCCTTTAACTTTTGAGGGTATTAAAATTGCACATGCGCCAGGTTTAGGAGTTAATAAAATGATTGCTGCACAAAAGAGTAATTTATTTGCAGCTACTGATTTAATCTCTGACTATACTACACTTAAAGTACTAGATATGAGTGATTTAGACGCATCTCAAAATATTAGAGTTGCTGGTAATTTTTCTATCGGTGCAAATCATGCAGTAGGGAAAGATGTAGTAAGATACGCTTAATAACTAAACTATAAGGAGGGCCTAAAAACCCTCCTAATACTTTTAATAAATAACAAAAAAAATAAAATATTATGGCTTGCGACTTAACCGCTGGAAGATTATTAGACTGTAAAGATAGCGTAGGAGGTATCCGCTCTATTTTATTAATGGAGTTAGCAGATTATACTCCTACTTATACTGGTACTGTACTAACTACAGTTGCTGCAGCTACTGCCTGGAGGTACGATTTACCAAAATCTACTGGAAATTTTTCTGAAGCTATTACTGTAAGTAGTGAAAATGGCACTGTTTTTTATGAGGATACTTTAACTGTAAAATTACATAAGCTAGATAATGCTATGAGAGATGAGTTAAAATTAATAGCTCAGAATAGATTAGTTTGCTTTATTTTAGATAACAATAATAACCAGTGGGCTATGGGTGAGGTACTAGGTGCTGAGCTATCTGCAGGGACTGCAGCTACTGGTACTGCTTTAGGAGATAGTTATTCTTATGACTTGACTTTTATGAGCCAGGAGAGAGAGCCTATGCGTAATGCTGGTACTTTTACTACAAATCCATGGGATAATGTTACTGGATTAACTGTAAATCCTGCTTACTAAGTAGATTAATAGATAATATAATAATTATTAGAGGGTATATCTTAGGGTATATCCTCTTTTTTTTTACTAATTTGTAGAGTTTTATATTTATAATAAACTAATAACTGTAATAAAATGAGATATAAGTTAAAGGAGGAGTATAAAGAGGTAAGTATAGCGCCATCTGGTAAGACTATAGTATTACAATTTTTAAACCAGGCCCAGATTAAGCTAGTAATTAAGGCTGGATTTTCTAATTATTTTGAGGAGGTAGATAGTAAGCCTAAAAAAACAGATAAAAAATAGTGCCTACTTATAGATTAAAGGATGAGTATAGGCATCCAGAGGGAGAGCCAGTAGGTTATGAGCAATTATTACAAGATATGAGCCAGGCAGAGATACTAAACCTTTTAAGTTTAAGGAGTAGCTTTTTATCGGATGGATTTGCAGAGGGTACTAATAGATTTACGCACATGTTTGAGGTGGTTAAAGATGGAGGCAGATGATATATTTAAAAGCAGAAACTACTCCTACTATTAATATTGAATATATGAATTTAGGAGATAGGATAGAAAAAACTAACACTCCTACATCCTGGAGTTGGCTAATGGTATTTACTAATGACTTTACTAAGGAGGTATTTACACTTATACAGATATTAGGAGTATCTGCTTTATATACTCCTGGTAGTAATATGTTAAAATTACCTATAATAGCTAAAATTACTGGTATAGCTAGTGGATTAAAGCAGGAGCTAGCACTAACTGATTTAGGATACTATAGTTATGGTATATACCTGCAGGATAGCCTAACTAATTTAGATAAAGATAATGAGATAGTAGGAGAGTTAGTAAACTCTGGTAAAGCCCTAGTATATAACTCTACTAATGAGGTAGAATATAAAGAGCAAAAAGATGGTACTCCTAATAATTTTATCTATGTACCTTAAAAATTAAATAAAAAATCATGGCTAAGAATAAAAAGACTAAAAAAACTGCTAATACTGGCGCTTATGTATCTCCTTTAAGAGAGGTATATTTAAGCCAGGTTATTACTCCTAAGGCCTATGAGGCTAATGGAGATGGATGGATTAATTATGGTATAGATAAGCCTTATGCTAACCTCTATCCGCAGTTTTTAATTTCTATGTATAATAACTCGGCTACCCATAGAGCCATAACAGATTCTGCTAGTACCATGATAGCAGGAAAAGGGATATTAATAGAGGATAATGCAGATATAGAGGCTACTAGTAAGTTAAATTTACTCCTAAAAAATATAAACTCTAAGGAAAGTATAGAGGAGTTATTAAGTAAGATAGGTAAAGACTTATACCTCCAGGGTGCTATAGCGTTAAATATAATTTATAGTAAGGATAAGCTAAGTATAGTAAGTATTACGCATGTAGCAGTAGAAAAAATAAGAATAGGAGTACCTAATAGTAATGGAGTAGTAGAGGAGTACTATATATCTGCAGACTGGGCTAATACTAGGCGTAAAGAAAATACTCCTACTCCTATAGCTGCATTTAATCCTTATGATAGAACTGCTACAAATCAGTTACTTTATGTAAGAGATTATACGCCAGGCTTAGATTTGTATGGAGCGCCTAGCTACAGTGCCAGCACTAACTGGATACTAACTGATGGCTTAGTGTCTGAGTATCACTACAATAACATCACTGGAGGCTTTAGCCCTACTACCTGGATTAACTTTAATAATGGCCAGCCTACAGAGGAGGAGCAGCAGGAGATAGAAAACTCTTTAAACCGTAAAATGACTGGAGTAGGAGGTAAAAAGATGGTATTAACCTTTACAGATGAGGGTATTAATACTCCAGATATACAAAATTTAGCTTTATCAGATGCGCCAGCTCAGTATTTAGCTCTTAATGAGTTAGTTATACAGAATTTAATGATTGGCCATAGGGTAGTATCTCCATCTTTAATGGGCGTAAAAACATCTGGAGAGTTAGGAGGTAAAAATGAGCTATTAGAGGCTTATGAGTTATATAGTAGGAGTGTAATACAACCTTACCAGGATATTATAGTTAAGGCCCTTAGTAAGGTTTTTGCTATTAATGGTATTAATATACCTTTTAAAATTAAAGATGTCGCACCATTTGCTAATAAGTTTGGTACTGAGATACTAGAAAAAGTTATGACTACCTCTGAGATAAGGGCAGAGCTCGGTTTAGAGCCTTTAGAGGCTACTGAGGAGGTAGTTGATGCTAATACATCACTTAATAAAGATATTAGCTTAGATGAGCTAGATAGGCTTTTAGATGGCTTAGGAGAGCAGGAGGATGATTTACTAAAAGATTATGAGGTATTAGCTATAGAGGATACTACTGATGAGCTAGAGGATGATGATTATGAGGCTCAATTAAACAACAAAACAGAGTTAGCGGATGTAAAGGATGGTAGCCCTACTCCTAATAAACCTAGTAACCAGGATGGTATTAGTAAACAAACTGAGCAAAAAGGTAATAAATTTAGAGTAAGATATAGGTACTCTGGTAGCCAGAGCCCTCAGAGAGAATTTTGTAGGCTTATGGTAGGTAAAGCTAACTCTGGGCTAGTATATAGAAAATCAGATATATTAAAAATGAGTAGGATGGCAGTTAATCCAGGATGGGGAGCTAAAGGTAAAAATACATACTCTATCTGGCTTAATAATTGCTATGATAAAGAGCTGGGTACTAAGGACTTACATAAATTTTATAAGGGCGGTGGAGCGTGCCAGCATAAATGGCTTAGAGTTATTTTTGTGCAGAAAAAAGGGCAGCGCCCTAGCTCTAATAATGAGGTAATAGGTACTAGTGAGGCTAGGAGGAGAGGATTTAAGCCAGCACCTAATAAAGAAACTGACTGGGCAGTTAGGCCTAGTGATATGCCTAATAAAGGATTTATAAATAAATAAGAAAAATTAAAAGATTATGGCAGCTACTGCATTATTTGTATCAGAGGAGAAATTAAAAAGCTATGCTATAGCTGGTAATGTAGCTCCTAGTTTAATATTACCTCATTTAAAGGATGCTCAGAGGATTTATATAGAGAGTACTCTAGGCACTGCTTTATATGAGGATTTGCAGGCTCATATTATAGCAGGCACTTTAGCTAGTAATAATTTAACTCTAGTAAATGATTATATACAGAGCGTACTAGTACATTATGCTACTCTCCAGGCTATACCTTTTTTAGCTTATAAGATAGAGAACGGTAATATATATAGTAAAACCTCAGAAAATGGAGTATCTTTATCCAGAGAGGAGTTAGGAGATTTAAAAGATAGTATTAAAAATACTGCAGAATGGTATAGAGCTAGATTAATAGATTACCTCTGCTTTAACTCTGCTTTATTTCCTAAATATAACCAAAGTAGTGGCTCTGATGTTTGCCCATCTACCACAAAATATACTAATAATATGAATTTATATTAATAGTGAAAATAGTAAAAAGATATAATAAAATTAAAAATGAGGCTAAATTAAAAGCCTTTTTAAAAACAGATAAAAGTAATGACAATAGAAAAAACACTAGCCGAAATAGGCCAAGTAGCTGCAGTAAATAGTACTGCTTTAGCTTTATCATTTACAGAATTAGAGGCAGGATTAAAGATACTTTTATTAGTTGTATCTATAGTTTTTACCATAGATAAATGGTACGCCCATAGAAAAGAAATTAACAAAAACAAGGGAAAGTAAAACTTTCTTTTTTAGTGTACCCGTTTAACCTAGTAATCAATTATCTTTTTGTTTTGATACTAGCATACCTAAAAGGGTATAAAGTTGCTTAGAATTGCTTAAAATAGATTTAAAATGGATTTAAAATACTTTAGTTTAGATGAGTTTGATAGCCCAGATGAGGTAGGTAGTGGCTCTAAAATGTGTTGTAAGCTATTAACAAAACTAGACAAAATTAGGGAGGAGTTTGGCGGCCCTTTGCGTGTTAATTCTGGCTTTAGGACTGTACTACATAATGCAGTAGTAGGCGGTAGAGTAGGCAGTTCGCACCTAAAAGGTTTAGCGGTAGATTTGCACTGTAATAATTCTGGAGATAGGACTAGGCTATTAAAAGCTATTTATAAAAATTCAATAGTAAGAGTAGGGATAGGTAAGACTTTTTTACATATAGATATAGATAATAACAAGCCTGCAGCATGCTGGCTATATAATTAAATAACAAAAAAATGGATTTTATTTTACAAAACTGGGCAGAGCTATTAATAGGAGTATTAGCTTTAATTAAAATAGTAGTTAGATTAACTCCAGGAGTTAAGGATGATGCTATATTTAACTATATAGATAAAATTATAGATGCTATAGTACCTAATAATGAGTAAAATACTACCTATAAAAGCTATAGTAGATGCTCTAGGCTCTATACCTGGAATATTTAAACATACTGCTACTGGTAAATTTTCTGCTAGGAGGAGTATCTCTGGAGTATTAGTAATAGCAGCGGCTGCAGATATGAGCGCTAAAGGAGATATTACTACTAATGCTCTTATATTATCATTAATAGCGGTATTACCTCTAATAGCTTTATCTTTTAACAAAGGAAAGTAAATAATTTGTTAATTTTATTTAATAAGTACCTTAATATATTTAGGGTATATTAATATATTTGTATATATGCGAAATAAACAGTATAGATTATCTCCAGAGGAGGCAGAGTTAATTAAAAGTAATAGGAGTAAGGAGGATAGGAGGGTATTAGTGATACCAGATTTGCACGCTCCTTTTATAGAGCCAGGATTTCTGCAGCACTGTAAGAATATCTATAAAAAATATAACTGCAATAGGGTGCATTTTACTGGAGATTGTTTAGATAACTCATTTTCCTCATTTCATGAAGTTACTCCAGATGGCCTAAGTGCTGGAGATGAGTTAGCTTTTGCTATTAAGCAGATAAAACCCTTTTGGGAGGCTTTTCCAGTGGCTACAGTTTGTATAGGTAACCATGATGCTATTATATCCAGGAAGTTAGTAGCCTCTGGCTTATCTAATGCCTGGCTAAAGGATTTTAATGAGGTATTAGGTACTCCAGGATGGGTATGGGCAGATAAGTTTAATATAGATGGCGTACTATATGTGCATGGTACTGGTAGTAGTGGTAGGAATGGAGCTATTAATAGAGCTATTAACTGGAATACCAAAATAGTGCAGGGCCATATACATACAGAAACTAGTATTATCTACCATGCTAATAAAGATAGCTTATTATGGAGTATGCAGCTAGGCGCTGCTTTTGATGTTAATAGCTATGCCGCAAACTATGCAAAAAACTTTACTAAAAAGCCTATAATTTCTGTAGGGGTTATCCTGGATAATGGTAAATTACCTATTTTAGAGCCTATGCCTCTCTAGTAAACTCATTTTAGAGCATTTTAAGGTACTTTTAAATACTTTTAATACTAACATATACCAAAATTAAAGAGCTATTATAGGCTCTTTTTTTATGCTTTATACCTAGTAGATAAAAAGATATTAAATTTATGTTAATATAATTTGGTAGTCTGGTTTATTGTTGTAATTTAGCAGCATGAAAACAACAACAAAATACTACACAAACCAATACGGAGTTAAAACATCTAATGAGATAGAGGCTATATTAGATAAAGCGCATAACTACTTAAATAATGGCTCTAAAGCATCTTATATAACTAAATGCAATTCTGCTAAGATGGATAAATTAAGGCTTAAATTTGATACTATTACTAACTATGGAGATTTAGTAGGGTATACTTTTGGAGATTGTTTAGCATAATAATTAATAAAAATAACTAAAATGAAAAAATTAAACAAATCAGATTTAAGGAGGCAAATACTAACTCAGTACATAGAGTTAAAAGTAGCTAATGGAGAGTATATAGGATTTTATATATCCAGGCCTTTAAGCTACTGGAATTATGAAATTATAGTAAAATACATGCTAGAATATACTGAGGAGGATTTTTTATGTTTAGATGAGGATGATAGAAAATATCTTAAAAATACCTTAGCTAAATTAAATGCTTTTGATAAGCCTAAAGTAGCATAGTAATACTGAGGAGGCTTTAATAGCCGAAACTAGGAGAGTAGCCCTAGTCTATTACAAATTAATAAATAAGATATGAAAAATTTAATTTACAAAATGCTGGAGATACTTTTAGGATTTGCCGCTTTATATGGCATCCTATATATACTATTAGGTACTATTACCTTAGTAGAACTTTTTTTAAATTTAAGATAATGAGTAGAATAGAGAGAGTAAGTAATATACTTAACGATAGTAAGGTATATGATAAGATAGCAGAGGCCCTAGGCATAAAGATAGATGCAGATAGTGGTATATTTAGAGAGATAGAGAGCTATTTTATAGAGCAGTATGAGGAGATGGATGATAATAGGCCAGCGCCTAAATGCGGTAACTGTAATAATGAGGTTATTAACCAGGTATTTTGCTGCAGAGAGTGCTCTTTAGAGTTTTACGCATAATGAGGATATTACTAAATAGATTAAAGCCTTTTTACCTAGCTAAGCTAGAGGAGGTTAAAAATGAGTATCCTTATACTTATAAGAGTTTATTACTAGTACTTAGTACTGAGGTTATTTATGGAGATGTAAGAGTATCGGATGCCATGAGTTTAGCCCATTACTTAACTAATGATACGGTAGATATACATTCTTTAAATTCAGAACTTTTTAACCCTTTAAATTCAGAACTTTTTAACCCTTTAAAATAAATAAAATGGAATTACTAAAAACAGTTAAAGTTAATGAGGTAGTAGCTAATATTACTAGCTCAGTATTAGATGGTACTATAAACCCTTTAGAGGCTATTGTAAGCCTTAAAAAGCTAGAGGAGATAGTAAAGCTAGCTAAAGCCAGTATATCGGATGCAGTGATAGATGAGGCCGCTAAACATGGTAAAACCTTTACCTATGGAGATGCTGAGATTACTAATAAGAGTAGTGCTGGTAGATATGATTACTCTAATATAGTAGAGGTAGTATCTATGGAGTTAGAGCTAAAAGCCTTAAAGGATAAGCATAAGGCGGCCCTAAAAGTAGATGTAATAAATTTAGATACTGGAGAGCTATTAGCCGCTCCTATCTATAAAGGAGGTAAAGAAATAATTAGTATTAAATTAAATAAATAAATAAAATGACAAAATTAACTAAAATGGATTATCTAGTAAATATTCAGAATGAGCTAAAAGCGCCAAAAAATGAGTATAATAGCTTTGGAAAATATAATTATAGGAGTGCAGAGGGAATTTTAGAGGCTTTAAAGCCTTTATTAAAAAAATATAGCTGCTACCTTACTATTACAGAAACTACCCAGGAGATAGGAGGGTATTTAGTGCTAACCTCTAAAGTTAGTATATCGGATGGAGAAAAATCTATATTTGTAGAGGCCCAGGCTGGTATTAATCCAGAGCGTAAAGGGATGGATATAGCTCAGAGTTTTGGTAGCTCTAGCAGTTATGCAAAAAAATACGCTCTCGGAAATTTATTTTTGTTAGATGATAGTAAAGATGCTGATACTCAGGCGGTTAATGAGCCTGCAGCTAAAATAAAGCCTAAAATGAGTACTGATATTTATAATGCTATGCTAGAATATATAAACACTGGTAAGAGTGCTGCAGTAACCTCTAAAATGGTTAATTATAGCATGAGTAAAAAGCAGGAGGATACACTAACTAGGATGATTAATTTACAAATTAAACAATAATGACTAAAAATACTATAAAAGTAATGCAGGATGTAACTAATTTAACTGCAGTATTACTAGATGTACCCTCTGAGAGTATAATAGGAGGCAGTAGAGTTAAAAAGCTAGTACTAGGCAGGATGGTAGCCTCTAATTTTTTAATGATAGATTTAAATTATACCTATGATGAGCTAGGTAAGCATATAACTAGAGATAGGACTAGCTTTTACTACTATGAGAGTAAGCATAAGGAGTATTATGATTACTGGGAGGATTATACTGAGCTATATGATAAGCTAAAAGTAGCTTATTTAGGTGCTGATACTATAGCTTTAACCTCTGAGGATATGCAGGATATATTTATAAAAAATAATATAGTATCTGATAAGGATAGCCCATTTATGGTAGGCTTTAAGATAGGTAAAGTAGAGGAGTTTATATATACCAGAGAGCTAGAGGCTACTATAACACTATTAAAGAGCGCTTTTAAGCAGTTTAATTACTCCTTTAGTGTAGAGCATATAAATAGCTGGAGTTATGAGGGCTAAGGGCTTTATAAAGCTACATAGGAAGTTAAGAGATACTAAGCTATATAAGGATAGTTATACTATGCATCTCTGGATAGAGTTATTAAGCAGAGTAAACCATAAAGAGAATAGCTGGCAGTTTTCTGGTAGGCTATGCTCAGTAAAAGCAGGAGAGTGCCTAGTATCTCTATATAGTTTATCGGATAGTACTGGTATAAAAGTTAGTAGGATAAGGTGCATACTAAAAAAGCTAATAAGTGCACGCATGATAACTACTAAAAGTACGCCCTATGGTACTTATATAGAGGTAGTTAGCTGGAATAAATACCAGGAGGATAAAATTAAGTGCATAGCTAAACCAGTAAAAGTAGCATATAACAAGAATGATATAACTAAAGGCCTTTATAAGCCCTTAAATAAAATTAATAAATTGATATGAGTATAGTAATACCAAATGATGAGAATATAGAGGCTAAAGTACTATCTGCTCTAATGAATACTGCAGATGCTATCCATACTATAGCTGGAGTACTGCAGCCTAGTAGCTTTTATAAGCATGAGAATAGATTAATATATACTACCTGCATAGGTTTATATAACGCCAGTAAGATACCAGATATGAGCCTAGTAGCTGCAGAGCTAAAAGGTAAAGTAGATTTAATATATATCTCAGATATTGCTGGAGAGTTTGCAGATGAGGTAGTACTAGATGATTACTGCAGAGTACTAAAGGAGCTAGAGATGAGGAGAGATATGCTGGCTGGTATTAATAAAATGCAGAGAGCAGCTAATTTAGATACTGATATTTTTGATTTAACTGCAGAGGTAAGTAGTTATCTGGATAAGGTAGGTGCTGCACCTAAAGAAACTATAGTAAATACTACTACATTATTTAAAGATACCTTTAAAGCTATAGAGGAGGCTAGTACTAATACTGGAGGATGTACTGGTATATCTACTGGCTTTAGTGATTTAGATAGGCTTACTAATGGATTTGGTAAAGGAGAGTTAATAATAGTAGCTGCTAGGCCTGGAATGGGTAAAACTACTTTAGCTCTTAATTTTATGCTGGAGGCAGTTAAGCAGGATAAGAGGGTACTAATGTACTCTGTAGAGATGACTGCTACTGAGTTAGGATTAAAATTAGTATCTAATTTATCTGGGATTAATGGAGATAGGATACATAGAGGTAAATTAACAGAGGAGGAGTATAAAGGAGTTTACTCTGATACCTCTGATATTATTAACTCTGGGCTACTTAATGTAGATGCAGAAACCTCTGAGCTCTTTGGTATTAAGTCTATAGCTAAAAAGCTAAACCATAAGCAGCCGCTGGATATGATTATAATAGATTATCTACAGTTATTATCTGGAGGAGATAAAACTAATAAGCAGCAAAATAGAGAGCAGCAAATATCTTTTATATCCAGGAATTTAAAGGCCCTAGCTAAGGAGTTAAATATACCTATAATCTGCCTATCTCAGTTATCCAGGGCAGTAGAGAGTAGAGGTAATAAAAGGCCTATGCTATCGGATTTAAGAGAGAGTGGTGCTATAGAGCAGGATGCTAATAAAGTGCTATTTATCTACAGAGATGGATACTACTCTAAAAATAATGATATAACTACAGAGATTATAGTAGCTAAAAATAGGGCAGGCAGTTTAGGTACTGCTACTCTGGATTTTTATGGAGCTACTAGTAACTTTAAAAATAATGGATTTACTCCTTTTTAATATGAGAATAGATTTTAATATAAAACCATGCCCTAAGCCTAGGATGACTAGAGCGGATGCCTGGAAAAAAAGGCCTATAGTACTTAAATACTGGGCTTTTAGTAATGAGTTAAATAGGCAGGCTAAAAAACTAGAGTATATACCAGGAGATAAAATTAGTTTAATCTTTTATATATCTATGCCGCATAGCTGGAGTAAGAAAAAAAAGGATTTAATGCTAGGTAAACCTCATAAGCAGAGGCCAGATATAGATAATTTAGCTAAGGCTTTTATGGATGCTCTATTACCAGAGGATAGCCATGTATTTAGCCTTACTGCAGAGAAGTACTGGAGTAATATACCTAGTATAGTAGTATTAACAGATGAGTAATAATAATCTGTTAGTATTAATTGATAAGTTAGATTTAATATGTATAAAAAAAACATATATTTGTACCAATAATAATAATTTAAAGATAATTAAGATGAGTGATTTTAAACAAAAACCAGGATTTGGTAGTATATTTAAAAATGACTATAAGACTGCAGAAAACCAGCCAGATTATAAAGGTAAAATACTATTAAAAGATGGTACAGAGCAGCAAATAGCTCTCTGGATTAAGGAGGGTAATAATGGTAAATTTTTTAGCGCTGCCTTATCTGATGTTTATGTAAAGCCAGATACTGATAATGTACCTAAAGATGATAAGGATGATTTACCATTTTAATAAATGAGTAATAAACTTACTTACCTTTTAAAAGCAGAGAGAGATAGCTTGTATATAAGCGCTGAGCATGAGGTTATAATGCTAACCTACTATTATGAGCTAGATGCTGCTTTAAGGGCTCTAAGGCCATCTAAAGAGGCATTTAGGCTACTATCTGAGGTAATAGATGTAGTTACTGATTACTCTAGCTCCTTTAGTGAGGATAAGGAGGAGTATTTTTATGAATGGATAAGGATTATACCTACTAACTTAACCTATGCTATAGCTGGTTTTATATCTGGATTAAAAGAGAGTGGAGATGTATTAACATGTAATATATATTACTCTGATGTACTGCAGTCTGCTAGTAGATGCTTAACCGCTTTAAACGAAATAGAGCCCATAGATGAGTAAAATAGATGTATATGATGCTTTAGCATCTGGATATAATAAGTATAAGGAGGTGGCTCTTAATATATGCCAGGATGAGGATAAGGCTAGTGATGTAGTACAGATGGTAATGGAGGCCTGCCTAAAGATGCCAAAGGAAACGCTCCAGGATATATATAATAAAGATGGTTTATTATGGTATATAATAAGGATGATAAGCCTAAATATTAAGAGTAAAACTAGCCGCTATTATTATAAGTATAATAAGTATTATGAGCTCTTTGATAGTAATACCAGTGATTTAACATACTCTCCAGATAACTACCAAAATAAGCCAGGAGATGATAGTAGGAGTGGTACGCATATTAGATTAGATGGTATAGATGACTTATTAAGTAATTTATACTGGTATGATAGAGAATTATTTTTAACCTATTATAGAGATAGCTATACTTTAGATAGCCTGGCTGCAAAAACTGGTATTAGTCGTACTAGTATATTTAATACACTAAAAAAGGTAAGAAATTATATTAAGGATAACATAGATGACAAAACCAAAGAAATTAAAGCTACTGAGTAACTTTACTCTAGCCGCTGCTAAGTTTGCTGCAGGAGGATTTATTAAGAGTAGTAAGGAGTTATATGATAGTAGAGTATTAACATGCTTATCATGTAGGTATTATGATGCTGATAAAGATGAGTGTAAGGTTTGTGGCTGCCCAGTAGAGGTAAAAGCATCCTGGACTACAGAGATATGCCCTAAAAATAAATGGAAAAAATGAGAGAGCTAAATAAAGATGAGATAAAAGAGTTAGGTATTATCTGGCTATTAATAAAAAATGGAGAGGCTAATAACCAAGATGATAAAAGTAGAGCGGTAAATTTTTGGAATAAAGTAGCAGGCACTAATTTTAGTATTACCTCTAGCTGCTCATCCTGCCTAGGTAAGGTATTTTACGGTACTGAGGGCCTATATAAAGAGTACTATCCATAATGACTACTCTACAATTAATAATAAAAACTAAGGGCGCTATGGATTACTATGGTATTAAAAGAGGATGGATACTATATTTTAACTCTAAGGATGAGATTACTGAGGTTAAAAGCCTATATAATCCAGAGGAGTATAAAGGAGCTAGGAAAGTATATAATGATGATGAGATAATAGATAAATTAACTAAATATAAAAATAGATGATATTAACAGTGATAGGATGCATATTATGGATAGCCCTTATATGCACAATGGTAGTAGTATATAATAAAGGTAAAAGAGCAGCCCTAAATAATAATAAATTAAGGAGGAGGATTATGGAAAAAATTATTAAGGAGGAGTATTTAAAATTAGATAATAAGATATGAGTAAAACGCCAAGCTACTATATAGGTAGCATATTTAAGTACCAGGCATCTCATATTATAGAGGATTTTGGATTATCATATAATATAGGGAGCGTATGCAGTTATATCCTAAGAGCAGGCCGCAAAAAGAGTAAGGCCATGAGTGATATAGATAAGCAGATAGATGATTATACTAAGGCTATAGCCCATCTTAACATGGAGATAAAAAGGCTAGAGAGAGTAAAAGGATATGAGGCTAAAGATGTAATAAGATGAGATTAACCAGGAATAGAAAAAAGGAAAAGCTAGTAATTAAAAAGCTAGATATACCTAAAATAATAACTGAGGATTTAACCTACTTTATGCAGTTTGGATTTAAGAGGATGCCAGAGGTAGATAACGGTAAGTACATGGAGTTAAAGCATGATACTAGGCCTTATGCTAGAAGTAACTATTATGAATAATAAAGCTAAGGAGGTTTATGGTAATAAGCCTAAATTAGATAGGCGTACTAAAAGAAAGTTAAAGCGTAAAATAGATAAGGATATTAAGGCTGGTAAGTATGATGATTTAAAAGCAGCTATTAAGCAGGAGGAGGATAAGGCTAAAGGAGGTTTAAATGCTGGAGGTAGTAACTATAATGGGTAGCTAGTTTTGTCTTGTTTATTAATCAATTTAAAAGACAAAGTAAACGAACTAACTGGGATTACAAGGTAGTTGATTAACTAAATAGGATAGAGTTTATATTTATATTAAAGTAAACTAATTATACACATATAAAAAGAGATGGCATATACTGATAAGGATAGAGAGAGATTTATAGAGATACTAACTAAGCAGGCTGGTAATGTAGCAGGCGCATGTAGGGCTATGAGTATTAATAGGCGTACCTATTATAACTGGATGGAAAAGCATGAGGATTTTAAGCTAACAGTATTAGATATTACTGAGGCCCTAATAGATGATGCTGAGAGTGAGCTACAGAAACTAATAGGAGATGGTAATGTAGTAGCTATATTATTTTATTTAAAGACTAGAGCTAAGAGTAGAGGATATGTAGAGCGCCAGGAAACTGATATTACTAGTAAAGGAGATAAGATTAAGATTAATATTAACCTAGATGAAACTCCAAACTGTTAGTATTGCTGCTTATATTTTGCTTAATAATTCGTAAAAGGAGATGATAGATATAAGCCCAGATTTAACTAATAAACAAAAGCAGGCATTTAAGTATATGCTAGATGATACTACTACTGAGCTACTTTATGGTGGTGCTGCAGGAGGAGGTAAGAGTTATTTACTATGCGCCTATGCTATTATTACATGCCTACAGTATCCAGGAGTAAGAGGTTTAATAGGTAGGAGTAAACTGGATGCTCTTAAAAAAACTACTTTACTTACCTTTTGGGATGTATGTAGCCAGTGGAATATTAAGGCAGGAGAGCACTATACTTATAACGCTCAGAGTAATGTTATAACCTTTTATAATGGTAGCAGCATCATACTAAAAGATTTATTTTTATATCCTAGTGATGCTAATTTTGATAGCCTAGGAAGTTTAGAGCTAACATTTGCCTGCATAGATGAGGCTAACCAGATTACCGAAAAGGCTAAGAATATACTAAGTAGTAGGCTAAGATATAAATTAGATGAGTTTGGATTAATCCCTAAATTATATATGAGTTGTAACCCTGCCAAAGGATGGGTATATAATATCTATAAGGAGAGTAGAGAGGGCGTACTACCTAGCCATAAGCAATTTATCCAGGCCCTAGTTACAGATAATAAGCATATATCTAAGCATTATACTGCTCAGTTAAATAAGCTAGATGAGATTAGTAAGGCTAGATTACTTAGAGGGGACTGGGAATATGATGATAGTAAGGATGCTTTAATAGAGTATGATGCTATTATTAATATGTTTAGTAATGTAGTGCCTACTGGAGATAAGTTTATTACTGCAGATATAGCCCGTTTTGGTAAGGATAAAACTGTTATATATTTATGGAATGGCCTACAGATTATAGATATAGTTACTATGGATATGAGTAGTATGGTAGATGTAGCTAATAAGATTAGAGAGATACAACAAAGGGAGGGTATTAAGCTAAGTAATATACTGGTGGATGAGGATGGAGTAGGAGGAGGATGTAAAGATATACTACGCTGCAAAGGATTTGTAAATAATAGCAGGCCTTTAAGAGGAGAAAATTACCAGAATTTAAAAGCCCAGTGCAGTTATAAGCTAGCAGATTTAATTAATAAGGGCCAGATAGGAGTTAGTACTAATAGCATAAAGATTAAGGAGGCTTTAATCCAGGAGCTAGAGCAGATAAGGAGGATAAACATGGATAAGGATGGTAAGCTAAGCATACTAAGTAAGGATAAGATTAAGGATTTAATAGGGCGCTCTCCAGATTACTCAGATGCTATTATGATGCGCTGCTATTATGAGTTAAATGTAAGTACTGGTAAATACTCTGTTAGGTAACCTAGTAAAATTACTCTACTTAACTTATAGAGTTTTTTAATAGTACAGTACTGTAAGGCTTATTTAACTGCTTAAATGCTTTTAAAATAGTTATATATTAAATAATAATGATTTATATTTATAATAAATGAGAATAGTAAAGCTAAAAATAGGAGAGGATGTTAAGAGTTATGAGTTACCTACTGACTGGGATGAGGTAAGTATAGGCCAGTATAGTAAGTTAATGATAGCAGTAGATAAGCAGGAGAGTACTAAGATGGAGCTAATGATTAAGAGCCTAGAGGCCTTAGTAGGTATAGATGAGGGCATACTAAGTAAAGTACCTATTAAGCAGATTAGAGAGGCTTATAAGCAGTTAGGAGAGCTAACTGAGATACTGCCTAACTCTACTCTAAATAGAGTAATAGAGATAGATGGTATAGAGTATGGTATAATACCAGATTTTGATGAGCTCAGTTTAGGAGAGTTTGTAGATTTAGATAACTACCTCCAGGATGGATTTAATAATTTAGATAAAGTATTTGCAGTATTATATAGGCCAGTAACTAGTAGAGATGGAGATAAATATAATATAGAGCCATACACTTTAAAGGATATAATAAAGAGGAGAGAGCTATTTAGAGAGAGGTTAAGTATAGATACGGTTTATGGAGCGCTGGTTTTTTTTTGCAGTATCGGCATGATACATATAGAGAGTATGCTATCCTCTTTGGAGGAGGAGGAGATGAGCCAGAGCACTATAAAGATGAGCCAGATAAAGGAGATAATATAGGTACTAAGTACGGATGGTACTGCCTTATCCATAGAATGGCTGGAGGAGATGTATTAAAGATGGATGCAGTAAGTAAATTAGAGGTAAATACATGCTTAAATTGGTTATCTTATACTAAAGATGTAGAGCTAAATGAGGAGTTAAATAGAAAATAAAAGGATATGATAAATAAAAATAATAATGCTACTTATAATAATGTAATAGATGCGCTTAAATGTGTAGCTCTTACTCATGGTATGGTTAATAATGTTAGCTCTGGAGGAGTAGATGAGGTGGATTTATCTGCTAACTCAGTTTATCCTTTAGTGCATATAGTGCCTGGTAATGTAACTGCAGGAGTGCAGCAAATTACTTTTAATTTTAATATCCTGGCTATGGATTTAGTTAAGGATGATGATAGTAATGAGCAACAAGTATTAAGCGATACTATGCAGATTTTAATAGATATAATAGCTCAGTATAAGCATGGATTATTATTAGGAGTGCAGCAAAATGAGGGTATTTATGGCCAGGCAGATGATAAAGATTTTACACTAGAGCAATTTACAGAGAGGTTTGATAATGTAGTATCTGGCTTTAATTGTAGCTTTAGTATTACAGTACCTAGTACCTACTTTGCATGTGATAGCTTTAACTGGGATGCTACTATAGATGGAGAGAGTGGCCAGTGGGCCTGGGTAGATAATGGAGTTATTAACTGTGCTGCATCTGTTAATAGCCCTAAAGAGGATAAGCCAGTAGTAATGCCTGCAGGGCAAACGGTTACTACTTAAATAGCTGCACACTAAAGTACATAGCTAATAGGTAGGGTAAGTAATTAAGGATGAGTAAGATACATAGGTAGTAAAAATAAAACTGCATAGCAGATAGCATATAACAAGAATGATATATATAAAAGGATTTAAATTTAATGGCTAATAATAACTTTATAAATACTGAGGAGGCTTTTAAAAAGTTTGGAGCTAATGTAATACATAGAGCTAAATTTTATTTAAATAGGCGTAAGATAAATACTAAGGCTAGTACTCTATCTAATAGCCTTAGTTTTAATGTAAAAGTATATCCATCTGGTGCTTTAGAAATGGATTTTTCTGCAGAGGATTATTTTAAAAATGTAGAGGAGGGCCGTAAGCCTGGTAGTATGCCGCCTAGTAGTGCTATAGCTAAATGGATTAAAGATAAACCTATTAAATTAAGAGATAGTAAAACTGGTAAATTTAAATCTAAGAGCCAGGCTAATATAAACTCTGCAGCATTTGGTATAGCCTTACACATAAAAACCTATGGCATCCAGCCTAAATGGTTTTTTAGAGATGCCTTTAAGATGCACCATAAGAGATTAGCACCAGAAATAATTAAAGCCTATGGAATAGATAGCGCTAAAATGCTACAGAATATACTAGGTAGTGAATACACAAAAACAAAAATAAAATAAAATGGCTTATACAGTAGATACTAAACCCTTAAAAGAAAATACAATAGTAGGCCAGGATATGATTTATACAGTTAGCTCTCCTAATGCTACTGATGCTACAAAATATAAATATAAATATATAGTATATCCTCTTTACGGTTATGTAGGGAGTATTAGTTTTACTACAGTTATTATGGATATATCTGCAAATGCTGCAGGAGTAGGTATAGCAGATGTTAGTAGTGTATATGAGCAGTACCTAAGTGCTGATTATTTAGGTAACATGGCTTATTTTACTGTAAGCACTTTTAAAGGCACTGCATTTAGTTTAGCTACTCCTCATCCTATACACTGTATAGATAAATTTGCTTTATCTAATAATGCTATGATAAATTTCGGCATTTTCTTTTATGAGAGTTATGCTACTACTCCTAATGGTGCTACTGCTTATTATTATGGTGCTAGTAGTTATTTAGGTAGGTTATTAAATGGTATGGATTATGGAGGAGAGCAAAATATGGTAGCTAATAATTATGGAGTAGATTATTTAAATTGGAATAATAAGAAGTATATATATGATGGAGGTAGTACTCTAAATGCTAATATAAATTTTTTAACTAACTCTCCAGATACTTTATATATAGGAGATAATGACTACCATACTATGGCCTTTTTTGCAGGGTACTGGGAGGGCTATGCTATACCAGCAGGCAAAATGCAGGTAGTATTTAGAGATGCCTCTGGTGCTCAGATTGGTAGTAGTACTAATACGACTGTAAATAATACTAATGGAGGATGGGATGGCACTAACTCTCTTGGTTTTCAACAGATAGGTAAGGAGCTACAGTATGTAGGAGTAGGCCCTGCTAATTTTGCAGGCGCTGGAATATCAGTACCAGCAAACTGGGATACTTATACAGTAACTTTAACTAATACCTCAGGTTATGGATACCATGAG